ACCAGCGGTCGCAGCACCACTATCACCAGCGGTCGCAGCACCATAATTACCAGCGGTCGCAGCACCACAATTACCAGCGGTCGCAGCACCACTATAACCAGCGGTCGCAGCACCATAATTACCAGCGGTCGCAGCACCACTATAACCAGCGGTCGCAGCACCACTATCACCAGCGGTCGCAGGAAACCCCGGATTTGCATTATTCCTATTAGTGCACCGTTCCTTTACATAAGATACGGTTGCTTTCACAAGCCCTTTTATATCGAGTTTTGCTCCGATATGTATTTTAGAACAGGCTATCTTTGTATCATCATCATCCGCATCCATATAACCGCTTCCCTCAACTTCGTGAAACTTATTCATACCTATATAAGCAGGCGGATAATATCCAAAGACATCCAATGGATGAAGACAAAAATGAAATCCATTTTCGCAAGCTCCTATTTCTCCTTCCTCCTCGTAGTCCTTGCCTTCTTCGTATTTAAACCCTCGGCATGTCATATCTGGATTAAAACCCTTGTATCCTTTTATTTTGGTAAACTCCTTGGGTAGAGTAACGTTATCAGGAAGATTTGCTCTAAGTATCATGTACGCCATATAGTTTGTATCAAATCCGGCTATTCCCGTTCCTATTGCAGTAAGCAGAAATTCCTTTTCCGGATGCTCTTCAGCAAATTCTCGGAAGTTTCCTAAATAGGTCATTAACTCTTCCTCGGTTACTTTCTGCATATCCTTATCTAACGTTGGAATGGCGTAGGACTGGCCTTGTATGCCTTCTGCCTGCCCCATCACTGCACCAAATTTTTCTACGGCTAATCTTGCCGCCCCTCCGGCATGATTACCGTTCATGTTAGAGCCAAAAACGAATATCTGATTTTCTGTAAGTTCCTGAATATTATCAGGAGTTAATTTCTTTTTCATAATATATTGTTGTTAGTTTAATTTATTCGTACATATTTACCTGCTATATCACACGTCCTTAGCACTTCTGCATTTTCTTCTCCAAAAGCAATGAGGATACTGCCACATCCGGGCGAATCTCCGCGAGTACCGTCCGGGCGAAAGAATTTTATTCTATTTCTTAAAAACTTCATCGCCGTAGCTCTTTCAAAAATTATATCTTGAAACATCTTACTATCGCAACGATTGAAAAGTAAGGCTATGCCGTTGCCATGCTCCGATAATCTCTCTACAAATTGCCACATCAGAGGCTTTGAATAGGGAGGATTAAGCCAAACTCTTCCAAACCATTCTTGACACAACCCGTCATTGCCCTTGTTGTACATTACATCTGCGGTTTTCCATAACGGGTGAACCGGAGCGCATGGGTCTAAATCAAACTTCCCCAATGCGTCTATTATTTCTTTTGGTGTTACCATTCATCGGTAGGTTTAGCTGAGCGTTCAAATTGTGTATTCATTGTTTTTATTTTCAAAACCACTCCTCATGCTCTCCAACTTCTATCGAAAGCCAGTCCATGAGAAATATTATTGCGTTATAGATTAGTTTCATTTATTCTCCTCCTTAGCCTTAACCTTGCGTATTAGCGAACGGGCCTTGTTCCTAACAAGCTCCGTAATATCATCCGCACTGTCAGCAAAGGAGCACTGATAGACATTGTCCGTACACTCCGACATGAACTGTACATGGGCCTTAGCTTCTTTGCCTACCTGCATTATCTTATCGTACATCTCCAATCGGTAATCAGGATGATATTTCTTAAGAACTTGGTTAAAGTCCATTGTGAACGTTTCTATCATGTCACAGATCAGAATAATCGCATTGGTGCAAGTATTGATATACTCCCTGTCTTCGGGTGACATATCCGACATTAGGCTCTGCATATTCTCCGTTTCGCCTTCGTAGCTGTCAAGATATTCACGTATTACCCGATCCTCTATCTTTTGCATTTTTTCCTTTAGCAAAACGGCTTTGGCATATTGCCTGTTGATTATATACTGGGAGTGCTTGTTCTTTAGAGAAATCATTTGGCTGTCCTCTCTAATTGCTCTCCTCATTCTTTCTACCACATCTTCGGGTAAGTCGTTTATGGTTAGTTTTTCCATTATTATGTTATATTTTATCAATTACAATAATATCCGCTACACAGCAACATTCTCCGTCTATCCTCCATGAAGAATAAACCGGATATCTTCTGTTGAACAACGGACATCGCCTGCACCGGGGAAGAGTTCTTTTGTTTTCACTTCTCCCGGTGCAGAGAATTGGGTATCCCTGAATATTCATTGCTTTCTTCTTATCTGTAAAAATCCGCGCTTCTCACATTCACGTAGCAACTCCATATCTTCATCCTTTATATCACATGGTGTTTCATGGTTGATGCTCATATAGTCTGATATTCCAAACTTTCGGCATATATCGTGATAGAAACGTTTGTTTCTGCCTCTTGCGGTCCAACATACTGTTAGCTTCATATTGAAAACGAATTAAGGAATTTATTCTCAAAGAATATATTGTTTATCTTAAAACCCTGTTTTCCGCTCTCTTCTTCGCATTCTCATCTCCTGCTTCAACAAGCTTACGTTCGCGCTCAAGGTATTCGGCGTATGATATACGGTTGTTGCCTCGCTCTTCAATTTCCCTCTCACGTTGCACCCTGTATTGCTCGCGTTCATAGCGCTCAATATCAATACGGCGTTCTTTGATATAATCAAGCATAGCGCTTGTAATCTTCATTGGATCAATAGCTCCGTAAAATCTCCCATATTTACCGGACTTGAACCTTGCAATGAAAAAACATATCTCCGCAGCATTGATGTAGTAATACTCGGAAAGGAATATTTCAGCCAATTCATTGAGTTGCTCGGCAGCTATCTTGGCAGACACCTCCGCAAAATCATTCAGCGTCCCGAATTGAATCTTCAGCCACTCAAGCGGTGTCTCATCTCCATAGGTAGAAGCGAGAAGACCCAATGTGGGTATAGAGAAGTTCATCGCCAAATCAGAATGTGAAGCCTTACACCTGACTATCTTGAATTGCAAATCAGGGTTGTAGTCCACAATGAACTGTGAAGGGTCAGGGTATTTTATCAATAACTCCCTCTGCTTCAAGTTCCTTTCTTCTCTTTGCGGCAGCTTCTCTGACGGTTGTAGCGACTGCAAGAACTGAATCAAGTTTTCGCTGCTCGCTATCTTTTCGGTTTTGTTCGTAGATATTGCTGTAAGTTGGTTTTGTTCCATGATTTTTTCTTGTTTGTGATACAATTTCATTAAATTTCGAGTTGATATTAGTTACGCTGAAATTCTCAAAAATCCATCCATCTTTAATGGAGGAAAGAAGGTATTGAAGGGCATATAACAGAGAATCATCGGAAACGTCCATTTGCTTTTGCTCTCTTTGGAATTTGAGCTTATTCAAGAGCTGGGACATAGCCCCCGCGTCTTTGGCAGTCCAATAGTAGCTATTAGAGAAGGTTTCTCTAAAGTAATTTTCAAAAATAGAGCGAGCCTTAGAATTAATTCCGTCAACCTCTTTCTTCTTCCGCTTACCTCCCCCTTTCAAAGGGGGTGAGGGGGATATATTATTTTCTTGTTTACTCTCTTCTAATATAATCTCTTCTTGCGATGTTTTGGCGATTGGGTGGCTATCGGGTGGCGATTGTGTATCTATCGGGTGGTGATTAGGTGGCGATTGGGTGGTGACCAAATTGTTATCGGGTGGCGATACATATCTACTACTTTTCCACCGTCTTTCGTTACCTCGTTTACCTGCATCAGATAATTTAGCTCTTTTATCGTCTAACGGCTTCATACGCATATTTAAAGATTTGGAGTAGAAACACTCACCGTCATCAGTGAAGGAAAATAACCCAAAGTCATTTATTATGCTTTTTATTAAAGAAGCATCAGAGCGTAAATCAAAAGCAAGAACGTTGTAATCCACTTTTAGTACATAGTCTTTGCTATCCCTCAATTTTTCTATCAAAGCCCAATATAGCCCATAACCTTCCCATTTATGCTTTATGCGTAAAGCTATAATCTTATCATCGCTTCTTGCGTCGCTGTCGTGTGGAAAGTAATTCTTCATTATTTGTTTCTCCTTATTGCAAAGTATAGCAATGCAATTGCGTTCCATATAACATGAGCAAGCGGATGAAGCCCGCTTTCCTCGTCTTTCGTTTCACCTTTTCGATATGCTACCAAGTGCCTAAGAAGCGCAGAATAATATCGGTTTTCCGCGTCAGGAAGATTCTGCCAGCTATTAGGAACATACTTTTTTGCGCCAAAGTGATATACCTTAACGACTTCCTCTATCAAATCCAGCGGGAGCAAATCCCAGCGGAGTTTGTCGTCCTTGTAATCATTCTTAAATGATTCTGCCATAGTTATACATCTTTATAATTCAACCTCTTCGATTACAAACTCTATCCTCGGATTAAGTTTGTCAACCAGTTTTCGCGCATGTATTTCTACACATTGACGGTCATTCTCTATTGCTTTACACGATTGAAGACAATCAAGTAAAATTTTAAAAGCATTGTCAAGATCAGGACGCAAGTTTTCGTGGTACACATCTACGTTTATCTTGAAGAACCCTTTTATTTTTTTGTCTCTAAGCCCGCATTGTACATAAAAAGTTTTTTCGTACTCTTTAAGAACTTTCTGCTTAGCCAAAGAACCATGACCGTACAATGTAACAATCTTGTAACAATTGGATTTACTTGGTATCTTCCCCCTTATTATCTGTTTATCATATATCATACATATTTTATTTTCAATTCAACATTCACAGGTTTGTCTTTCATCGTAGAGAAAGCATCAAGCAGCTTATCCTTGATTGTTTCCAAAGGTTTTGTTAGGATATGGCTCTCTATTACTGTAAGCGGTAACTTTTTTCCGCTGTGTGTAATGAGAGCCATATAGGTAATTACGTAGGGTTTCATGTTTTATAAAATTTCTTTGCCTGCCTTGCAATCTTTTTATTTAGCTTACTTAGCATCTCATACTGCTTGCTGTCACCTCCTGCATTATGAATGTCACGCTTTCGGTCTATCACAAGTTTCTGAACAATTGCAATTTCGATTTTAGTTAATGTAAGTCTCATGGTAAATATATTTAGAGGAGAAGCCCGGGCTCGAACCGGGACGAGTTTATTCGGCTTGTTACTATAGCATGACTGCTAAGGTGGAAAAGCACCAACTTCCTATTTCTATTACACTCACCGCGCTACCCACGGCGTGCCTACCAATTACACCACTTCTCCATATTCACCTGCCCAATCTTCACAGACCGAGCAGGCAGGTTAACAAAGTTATTCCATATAAGCCATTGAAAACTCTTTCGGAATAAAACGCCCGACCGGGATAGTAAATTTGTTAGCTGATTAAATCTCAACCTGAACCTTTCACAGGACTTCTACATTAGTAGAGGGCTTTTGGTTTATTTTACTAAGTCCAAAATCTTTGTTTTGGCAATAGCGTCCAGCTTCATATCTTGAAGTCCCTGCTTCATGTATTCCGCCGCCTTTTTGTTGGCATCATCCATGTCTTTTGCGGAAATGAGAACATAGTACTTGTTGCTTTTTTCATTGCCTTTATCGTCAACGAAAACATCAATCAGAGTAACCTTGTAAAAGAACTCATCAGCCTGCTTCTCATTGACAATCTCACGTATCTTGCTACGGCTGATTGCGAAAACGTCACACTCCATATTGTTAGAAGCGTACATTTCAAGTCCTTTCTGTTCTGCCTGACAGAACAAATCTACATCAGTGATGAATTGCTCGGTGACTTCTTTTTCATCGCCTTTCTCGTTAACCTTGTTTACTTTAAGCTTAAATTCGTACAGCATAATACTTGTATTTTAATAATAATAGTTTCATAATCAAAATGGAATGTCCCTTTCCTCAAAGTCCTTGCAACCTTCAATCTGATTAGGCATAGGCTTTTGAGATATGCTAAGTATCATATCTCTTTTCTCCTTACTGAACGTTCTGACTTTTGGATGATACATTACCTTGTTGTCCATATCGCATATAAATTTGCGGCGAGGCCTTACACCTGGAGTAAACTCATCAGAATCGCATTCACTAATCTTATCGCTATATTCTATATCCTCTACTATGAGATGCTTGCATCCTATGCAATAAGCCCTATTAACGGGGTTTCTCTTACATTTATCCTCATGTAATGTCATAGCCCCTTTGTTGAGTGATATTTTATTGCAGTGTTCGCAATGGTACACTGTTCTTACATCTGTTTTCATTTTATGCAACTTTTAATTTATTGAATTTATTAATGAAATATACCTGTCCCTCTCCGGTTACATAACATGTAAATCTTGTAAACTGTGGTTGACCCGGATTTGAAATAACCCTTTCTGATACCCAAAACAGCTTCATTTCCGCAGCCCTCTGTGTTGGGGTGTAATAGTTCTCGTATTTCCTTCTTGAATTGCTCCATCTCTTGTGCCGTACCAAATACCCATTATCCACAAACCAATTGTACAATCTGATTTCTCCGATTTTATATCCGTTCTGAGTAATGAGTTTTGCGAGGTCTTCAATAAGTATGTTCGTACTACTTACCTTTACGCTTTCTGTAAATATTACAGCTGGGCGTTGAGCTTCGTTCTGTTCTTTTAGATACAAGTTCTCCGTCTCTATCCTTTGTTTCTCCTCGCGTTCGCTCTTTAACTGCGTGGCAAGGCTGATAACAAGATCGGGGTTGTTTATCATCTGCTCCAAAGTTGGCTGCGTGGCGGTCATACCGTATTTAAGAAGCTCATCTACTCTCATATCCACCCACACCGCTAAATCGGAATTTAGTTTTTGAGCGACACGAATAGCGACAAGGCGATGCGCCCAAGTACCTCCTCCTAAATCGGGTGCTCCTTTCCTAACTATCAGTAAATCAGCAAAACTAAAATTTTTTAGTTTTGAAAGGGATGCGCAATAATCACTGATTTCCTGTGAGTTAACAATTGTGGATAAATTCTTATCAGGATAGGCTTTCGCCATAGCTGTAAGGTTTACCATTACATCATCTCCTTTTTCAAAAGGAATTTGATTTCCGTTGTAATCGAATTTAATAATTGAAGTGTTCATAAGTATGAAATTTTTAAGTTATATCAATAGAAAAGTTTCTCTCCGTTCTTTCGGAAAGTGAGGTAGCCTGATAAAAGGCTACCCAGCACAATAAGTATTTCAACCATGGCTATTACTTTTTGACTATCCCCGTTCTTCTGTATTCTTCCCAGTTCTTGTATTGCTTCGTCTTTACGAGATAGGAGAAGCAAGCGCACTTTAGTTCTATTTCCCTGCGTTCGCTCCACCTTGCCCATTTGAGTTGTTCTTCGAGCCTTTCGATTTCCGCTTCGAGACGGGCTATTTTCCGCTTGTCGGCTGCACTTGACTTTACAACCTTTGGCGCAATCTCGTTCACCTTGTGAAAGACTTCACGATACACATCAAATACAGGACGAACCTTGCGGGCAATGAAGTATTCCAAGCAGGAGACGGAGAGGTGGTATTCTATTGTTGGTCTGCCTCCTTTGGGGTTTTCCCCTTTTTGGTGGAAAACTTGGTAATCAATGCTTTCAATGAAATTTTCTTTAAGTGCTGTTACTGCCTTGTCCTTTCTTGAATAGGCAAGCATCCACACGTAATCAAGGTTGACAGGATATGGAACATCCAGTTTTGAAAGTTCCAAAATGGCTTTAAAATAGCGTTTGATTTCTTCGGTTGAAGAAGATAATGAAAGGGTGCACGTGTCGTGTGCAGACGTGAGTCCACAATTTACTATACTTCGATTGCTACTCATATTCATTCTCTTGGTCATTGCTATGAATATTGAGTAAATAAAAAGGGCTATTCAAACCCGTATTCTCGACCAAGAGAACCATTTACAACGATTTGCAAACGGCAGCAACGAGTAATGAATAGCCCATATCTTTGCGATACAATGCAATCAAAACGACATAAAAAAGTCGTTTGCTTAATCGTATATAAATGTTCTCTTGGTCTTGAACACCGCAAAGATACTAACTCAAATCAAAATGCCAAAGGAAAATCAATAAAAAAGCGGTGAAAATTAATTCCACCGCCTTAGTTCCTCAAAAGAGGAGATGTAAACAAATGATATATCAAAGCCTTACGGCTGCCAGTTCTTTACCAGCTTTATGTATAGCACTTTCGATCTTATTCTTTTGACTTTCAGAAGCAAAAGCTATTCTTTGTTTATATTGCCGCATTAGCGATGGATTAATACCCGCATACTTGGCAAAGGTAGATACGCTTATAAACTTGAAATTCTCAAAAAAAGACGCTATATCATACTTGTATTCAAAGTTTATATCAACCAATGATTTAGGAACGTCTTTGCCTTGTTCTTTAAACATGGTAACATAATCTTCGACACATTCATGTAGCGCACATTTTGCTTCATCTACACTTTTTCCTTGACCGCTCAAGCTGAAACCGTCAAATTCGGGGACATATACACTGATTGTCTTGTCGTCCCACATTTCAATTACCGCTGTTACTTTCATAATTGCAATAGAATGAATATTTGTTTAGGGCAAACAAATGTGCGGGTCACTTAAGACCCGCATCTTTCATCATGCTGTTAAGGGTTCCGCCTTTTATCTCTTGAGAGCCATGCCGGCCGACACGAAAATACTTTCCAGTTTTTGGACTGTACCAAACATCGTGTTCTTTCCCATGACTAACAAACTGGCATCCTATCTTCGCAGCCTTTTTCAAGAACTCTGATACTTTCATGATAATCAAAGACCATTTGTTTACGGCACAAAGATAACATATTTGTTATAATAAACAATGGCGTTCAATAGTGATTTATAACATATTTGTTATTTATTAACCGCTTTTTAAAAAGCTATTTGTTTTCATACATTTAGAAATTAAAAGGGGAGTCCGTCATCTTCTTCAGCTTGTATTACAGGCGCTTCCACCGTAGCAGCCGCATTGCTTGAACCCTCAAACTCATAAGGTTTGAAGTCTCCAAGATAAACCTTTGATTTGGCCTCTGCCTCCGTCTTGTTCGCATCCCTGTATTGCTTTGATAAAGACTGCTTGCAATAATGCGTCTTCCCAAACTGGCTCGGTTCTCTTCGCTCATTAACATTAAGGCCAAGATATACGGACTTCGCTTTCAGATTTTCGTCCATGCTTACATACAAGTCATTTTCCTCAATGGGAATAATAACACACTTTTTGTTTTTGATTGTTGCTATGCCTGTTTTTTCAAGCTTCAGCAAATCTATGCTTCCGGTTAAATTCATTTTTTGTTAAGTATTTGATTAATAATTTCATTTGCAGCAGTTATCCGCTTCTCAAATTCGGCTATTACAGCTTCATCCCTCGTTATCTCTACAATGTGAATGTTATGTTTCAAGAACGGGCAGAAAACAACAAAATCGGCTTTGTCCAAACCTGTACAGGACATCTCCGCTTGTGTTTGGTAGAAGTATATAGGATTTACTGATTTAAGTGTATCGTTATCCTTGATCTCGTTCATATACTCCATGAACTTTTTAGGAGTTGGGCATTTTATCTCTACCACCTTTCTTAAGCCATCCTTAATTGCTATCCGGTCAGGTGAAGCGGAAAAGTAAGGTATTGTAGGATGCTGTATGCTTTCGCACTCTTCAAGTTCGCAACCTGTGACAAGTTGGTAACGTTCTGCCGCGAAGTCCTCGACCTCATGTCCCCAATCAGTATATTTATTACTGAAGCTTACTTGCTGTTGGTATATCTCGAAGTAGTAATCGTCTTCAATATACTTAGGGAGGAGGTTTCTTTCTGCTGCAACTTCATACAAATAGGAAAAAGCTGTCTTTCCGAACATCTCTCCTTCCTTCCCGCTTGTCATGAGGTCTCCAATGCGGCTCCCCGTAAAAAAAGAAATTCGAGACTTCAACCATTCACTTGAATTTTGTTCTATCATTGCGCTGGCTGGTTAAAGATTTCACCTGTTGATTTATCAACTACCGGTTCCATTGCCTTTCTCATAGCTTCTTTTTTTGCTTCCTTGCTTCCTCTGATTGGCTTCATAAGTTCATCAACGGTAGTATCTCCGTCTTTCAGTGACTGAACAATTCCAAGAAGCAGTGCTATTTCATCCGCCTTAATCTGATTGATTGTTTGTTTGTCGCACAATTTAATTGTCTCCTCCTCTGTAATACCGTATTCATCAAACAAGAAGTCTATTGCACCTTTTCTTCTTTTTATTATTTTTTCTTCATCGGATAGATCGCCGGTGATAAATTTTTGTGCGGCCTTATATACCTTTTCAACCACCGCTTTAGGAACAACGGCAAACACCGCATTTCTGTATGCAATGCTGTTTGCTGCATTTCCGGTAACGGTAATCATATCATCGCTGAATCTATTTCCATTTTTACCTATAATGCTTCTTCTCACCTCAAAGGCAGAAGCTACGTTAGCTTCCAAATCCCAGCAGGTGCCTCTACTGATTATTTGCTTGTCGGTGATTTGAACTACCTTAGCTTCTGTCCTCATATTTCCCCAATTGGAAACAATAATCTTTGCAAGGTGAACGGACGGCCCGGTAATAGGCTTTCCACCGCGAGGCAACGCATACCCGCAACTTTGAGCCGTTTCAGAATCCATTGTAGCCATAGCAATAGAATTGTCAACGCACCTTTTGATACTTCTTGGATATTGTTTTGCTGTTGCAACTTGACTATCTACGTTTGCGCGTTCAACCGCATCTACCTGTACAATTTGAACATCTTGTGCTTCTACCGGAAGCACTTCATAATTTTCTAAACCCATTATTTCTATATTTATTAATTTAACAATATCTTGATAACCCCTGACTAACACAAAGGCTCATCCTTTCTTCTTCAAGCTCATCAGGTGTGTAATCGTATTGACTACATTCTATCTCTGTGCGCAACTCCTCTATATCTTCCTCTATAAGCTGGATAATTTCCTCCTTTGAAGAATATCCGTATTCAGGAAGATACACCAAAGGAGAGGACCTAACTTTATTCAGCTCCTTATATAATTCTTCAAGCTCATTTTCCATTATTTTTTTTACTTATTGAAAATAGGCATTGACAGGCTTGTGTTTCTTTCTGCGTATTTTTTGTTAACCCATATACCTTCCTCTTTCTTCGTATCATTTTTTAACGCAGAGAAAGTACACGTCTTCCTCCTCATCTCTATTCTCTTAAAAGGTTCGGGCATTTCATATTCGGAAATAAACAAATTCTTAATACTTAAAGCCCATTTGTAGAATTCATCGTGATTAAAACTGCTTAGATAAGCATTTGTGTTCACGTATGGCGGATCGCAATACACAATGTAATCGTTTTTTGGAATCGGAACATCCCTGTAATCTAATTGCAGGGGCTGCAAACTCTGCAACCTCTCCAACCTCTCCAAACTCTGCAAACTCTGCAACCTCTCCAACCTCTCCAAACTCTGCAAACTCTGCAAACTCTGCAAACTCTGCAAACTCTGCAAATCTCCAGCGTGTTTGTCTTTTCTTATTGCAATAAGATGCTTTTTTATGTGAATCCTTCTTTCATAATCACTGTTAAATGTTTTGCTTATATTTAACTGGATTCCAAGCTCCTCAAACGGCTTAAAATCATTAAACATAACTGCATAATGAAATGCACGTTTATAAGGCTCTATTTCTCGTGAATAGCAATATGTTTTTTGATCGTTACCGAAAGAAAAACACAATCGAACATAAGCATCTTCATCTTTGAGTTCTAAAAAATCGCTTCGGCTTATCCATCTATTTTCGTTTTTAAACTTACCATTTATAGCATCAACGAATACTTTTGCGCTATCTGTTATGTCGTTAATGATAAATTTTTTATACTTTCCGGAAAGGATGGCCGCATGAGTTACTGCACATCCTCCGGCAAATGGTTCAACCCATGTATGGGCCGCAGGAAGCATATCCACAATCCATTTTGCAATTTTTGATTTTGAACCCATGTAGGGCATTCCGTAATTCATATATTGTAATCTATTATTATTGAATAACTATTTTCTCTATTGAACCGCCTGTACAAGGTTAAATCAAAACGGTGCGCACTTCGTTTATCTCGCGGCTTTTAGTACAGTAATAGCACTACCTTATTGCGGTTATTTATATTGTTATTGATGATTTCCAACTAAAAACCGGACTATCTTCTCAGACCGCCCGGCAACCTAAACAAATAATTCATCCATAGGATAATTCAGTTCTCGTGAGCGTTCCGATGTTAAGCCTTACCACTCGCCTTACGGTGAGCCACGAGAATATATATAATAAGCGTGTACGGCCGCCTTTCATTACCACCGCATACTTTATACCGATTTAAGACTGTATCGGACGCTTATGTTGTCTTATGACCTGTTGTTTCTTGCGATACGGACGCCCAAACCGCATACTCTCTACCGTAGGACATTTCGGTGCGAAGAAACAATCACGATAACCAAGCCTATACGTAGTTTCGGCGTTTCCGCTATACGTAACCCTTGGTTATATTGAAACAAAGTTTGAATATCTGATATTCGGATTTGTTTCACATTCAATACGTCAAAGAACGGTGTATCTTGCTTCCTCTGCACGAATCGAACGTGCAACAATCGCTAACCGGAACAGACCGGAAACGCTAAACCCTTACGAACAAATAACCTTAGCGATGCTCTAACCATTGAGCTAAGAGGAAGGAGCGTTATTCACACAACGCGGTTTTTTTCTATGAATCTTTCAAGGCTTCTCAGTTCGTACCATATAGTACGCCTGTCGTATTTTGAAAATGATATTTCGGCATTATTCCTTAGTTTTTCTAACAGTTTTTCTCCACATCCTAAGTATGCCATTGCTTCTTTGGCAGATAGCCATAGTTTGTTTACCGGCTCTACCTTTCCGGTGTTTTTTGAGCGTCCCATACCTTACCAGTTTAAACTATCGTAGTAATCTTTGTTGCTTAAATAAGTCTTCACGATCTGCGTATCGCTGCAACCTTCACCGAGGGAATCTACAATAACATTGTAAGCCGTTTCTGTCATATTGTATATGACCTCTTCATTATAATCAGATTTTCCAACTATTCCGAGAAGGAAAAAGAATCCTGTAAAGCCTAAAGCGAATACAGCTATCTGTTTAGATACTTTGTTGATATTCATAATGATAATTATTACTGAAGTCTTTTTACTATTAAACCTTCAGGACAGCTCTTTGAATAAAAAGAGTATCCCTTTTTTGACAACCTTGATATAGTGGATCGGGCCACATTGGACTTTACATGCTTATCCTTTATAATCACCGTATCACCAACCTTTATACTCTTCAATGTATCTGCCGGAGATATTTTTTTTACAGCTACTGTTTTAATGTCATTCATGTTTATATATTATTGTATTAATCACCTACAAAGCAAGAACCGAATCGTCCTCTATTATTGTTTGTATAATAAGTCGATACAGGAGCGGAGAAGTCATCATACTTACTTCTTTCGGCTGGTTTCCATCCTTCGTGCTCTTTTCTCAATTTATCAGCAAAAGCCTTATTGTCGATAGATTTATAATCTACCATGTTGGCAATTTCCTCTCTTGTACGAAGAGTAAACTTTGCCATTTTCCAAGACTTTCTCAAACTTTCAGACCAAGTGTATTTACCTGTCTTATAAAGGTTATGAGCTCTTTTCATTATGTCTGATAAATCGTACTTCATATTTGTTTTCTTTATTTATTTTATTATCTTTGTATCTACATTGATTTGTAACGTTGTTAACCGCTTTGTTGATTAACAACAATGCAAAGATAGGTATCTTTTTAGATACTACAAAAGGAATGGTATCTTTTTTAATACCATTTTTTATGTTATAAAACATGTTTTGTGTAGTTGACTGATTATTAAATAGATATAAGTATGAATGATAAGATTTTTATAATAAGTATAGAACTGAACAGTAAGGCTGCCGTAGCTCAATTTGAGAAAGTGATGAATGGGTGTTCATCAACCTATGTGAAGATAATGGAGAATACCTATGCGGTGAGAGTGTCCTCGTCTTATACGAGCGAGGCTATAAGGGATATAGTACTGAATAAGATGGGCGGCGACTGTATTTTGTTTGTTATGCGATCAAGTATAGATACAGCGTGGAGAATAAACAGTTCTGCTGACGGTTGGCTAAAATCACACATTTGAAATGGAAGCGGTAAAAGGCGGAACTTTGTATAAAGACCCGAAAATAGAAAGGGCTGTAATTAGCCACTTTAAAATTTACGAAGTATCGGATATGGAGCTTGACTCTTTAAAAGAAGGCGATGATGGAGGAAAGAAGCTCAATTATTCGATAGGATGCTTCTCTCTATTTATTGGAATGATTGTATCTTTTACAACAAGTTCATTTCATAATGACAAAATAGCTGGAGCGATGTATATGCTTGCGGTAGTTTTATTTGTATTGGGAATTATCTGTTATATATCTTATCGAAAATCTGAAAATAAAACCGATAAGATATATAACAAAATAAAGTCAAGAGGTTGTGATGTAACCAAACTTGATAAGTAGCATATACAATATCCATATTAGGTTAGGCAACAAGATACATATAATTCCATGTGTTCTGTTTCTTCTTCTTCGTTTGAAGTAGTCGTCCCACCATTCTTGAGGGATACGTTTGGGGTTTTGTTCTTTCATAATTCGATCTTTGAAATGTTGATACAATCGGTTATTAATTAAACTTAAAGGATAGCTGTACTTTCACTTTTTTAAACCTGTCATTTGGGAGGTTGTGTAATTGTACTATCTCATTAATGGAGTTTGTACACATAGAATCAACCAATTCATTGTATTTGTCTCCATTGTGTCCTTTTATCCACCGGAAATATACAGAGCTAAGAGTCTTTACACGCTCGTTGTATTTGATTATCAAATCTCTGTTTTTTTTCGGCTTCCAAATACCGGAAAAGACGTTGATTGCATATTTGCTGTCTGAATATACGATTAAATCAGAACCTTCCGGGACGGAACAAACGGCACTTATAATAGCAAGCATCTCCATACGGTTGCTGGTTGTATAAAGAAAACCTTTTGAAGCGGTTTTTACAACTTCTCCCTTATGGATTATCAGATAGGCTGAACCGCCTTCCCCGTACACTGATGTGTTTTGGCATCCTCCGTCTGTATATGCTATATATTTACTCATTGTCTTGGTGTATATATTAAATTATTAATTATATAATCATACGCATCATGCGTATCGCGTCGCGTGTGCATACGCTACGCTATGTTTTTAGTGGTCTTTTTTGGGAATATGGCATAAAAATTAAAGTTTAAACGTTATCAAATCGCAAGAATAAACATACCTGTTTGAGACGCGCAAACGAATCTCATTGCCACTCCTGTATAAGTAACCATTCAGCCCCGTTTCTCTGAAAAAGCTGTTTGCCAGCTTTGGAGAAAAGTCTGAATAATTTAAGCATACACGAACAGACTGTTCAACTCTGCTTACAAGTCCACTTAAACACAGGCCGTCAATAAGGCGTTTGGCTTTCGCCTTACATACTTTGGTTATATCCATTATACGCTTTCTACTCAATCCGGTAAAGGCATTATCTGTACGTAGCATACGCTTACATTTTTTGCGGGCTTTCCGAAGCTGGTTTATAGACTTCGCGTTTCCCTTAGCTATGTTAATGGTATCTTCACAGTCTGATTGCTTGCTTATATGGTTAAGCAATACAGACTTCCTGATAATGTCTATAATATCTTTCAATGAGTATTGACATACAATCGGGCTTCGCTCTGATTTCGGCCTATCGCTCATCAAAGCTTTTGTTCGACTATATGTCTTACATTCAAAGTCTAACCTAATATGATATGATTTTTCTCTCTTAAGCGAAGTGGCTACAAGATCTTTATTGTCTCGTTTCAGTAAGCCGTATTCAATGCCGCTATTGATTATACGGCACATTCTCGTTGACCCAATACCAAATAAGTCCTTACACTTGCTGACAGTAGCCGATTGTATTCTTGATGAAACAAACGTTAGTTTGACGAGCACAGAAAAAGCAAGTGCTTCAATAAATCGTTTATCATTGATTGCCTGCTCTGCAAGTCCTATATTTAAATATAACGTTTGTTTCATATATTGACATAAACAAAAAAAATCCGTTGCTAAAGTCAAGAGGCAACGGATTTCCAT